GCTGCATTCCTGTATCTCAACCGGCATTGCTTCAATGGCCTGATGCGCTACAACCAGGCGAACAAGTTCAATGTGGGATGGGGAGGCTACAAGGCGCCGTATTACCCGCTGGTCGAAATGAAATCCTTCGCCGCTGTGGCGCATAACTGCGTATTTATGACCGCTGACTATCGCCGGACAATCAGCCTGGCCGGGAAAGGGGATGTGGTTTACTGCGATCCGCCTTACGAACCGATGCCGGGAACAACCGGATTCACTGCCTACGCCGCTGGTGGGTTTAACTGGGAGAATCAGGTAGACCTGGCGAAGCAATGCGTATCAGCCTTTCACCGTGGGGCTCGGGTAGTGATTTCTAACTCATCTGCACCGAAGGTTCTCGACCTGTACCGGGAGCATGGTTTTAACCTGCAATTCATCAAAGCGCGCCGTTCGATCTCCTGCAAAAGCAGTACGCGGGAAGTCGCAAAAGACGTTGTAGCGATCCTTTAAGGGGGCTAAATGAAACTGACTTTACCATTTCCACCGAGCGTAAATAGTTACTGGCGCGCCCCGAGCAAGGGACCGCTGAAAGGCAGGCATCTGGTAAGCGAGACAGGGCGCAAGTTCCAGCAGGCAGCGAGAGCGGCGATTATTGAGCAACTGCGGGCCGTTCCCCGGCCATCCTCTGATCTGGCCGAGGTTCACATAGTGTTGTATCCGCCGGATCAGCGCCGTCGGGATATCGATAACTACAACAAAGCGCTGTTCGATGCCCTGACTCTAACAGGCGTCTGGGAAGACGACAGTCAGGTTAAGCGCATGCTGGTGGAGTGGGGGAACATCGTGAAGAAAGGGAAAGTAGAAATCACCATCCGACGTTTTCGTGCAGTGGCCTGACGTGGAGATGATATGAGAGCACTACTAACCCCTGAGATTGCCCCCCGCATGGGCGTTGTTCTTCTTCGCCCAGGTGCTGATCTCATGCCGATGTTCAGGAGAGGGCGGGTACTGATTGAGCCTGCACCGGAAAAATACAGTGACTACGCAACCGGCGCTATCCCTCCCGCCACGCAGCCACTGGCAGAAGACCCGGTTTTGAAGCCAGTCTTCGAAAACAAAGACGTCATTCTGCGCGCGGGTGGTATCAGCTCGCTGGAGGCCGAGCTGGAGCGTCGTTTTGAATGCCAGTATCCGCACGGCTCGTGGCACAGCGAAAATTTTACGCTGTTCCGGCATGAGCCTGGCAGTATCCGCCTTTGCTGGGCCTGCGATAACCTGGTGCGTGATCAGTACACAGAGACGCTGGCAGGCATTGCGCGTGAGAACCTGGTATCCTGGCTGATAACGGTCATCCGCTCACAGCTGGGGTTCAACGAAGACCATCAACTGACGATCCCAGAGTTGTGCTGGTGGCTGGTGATAAACAATCTGGCGCACGTCATTCCTGAATCGCTGGCCCGGAAAGCCCTGCGATTGCCGGAAATAAAGCATCAACCAGTGATGAAGGAGAGCGATATTGTGCCGGAGCCAGCGGCGAGCGAAGTGGTGCAGAAAAAGATTCTCGGTCTTCGCGTAGATCCTGAAACGCCGGAATCATTCATGCTGCGACCAAAGCGCCGCCGCTGGGTAAACGAGAGCTGGACGCGCTGGGTTAAGTCTCAGCCGTGTGTCTGCTGCAACAAACAAGCAGATGATCCCCATCACCTGATAGGCCACGGACAAGGTGGAATGGGAACGAAAGCGCACGATTTGTTTGTGTTGCCGCTTTGCAGAGCGCATCACGACGAGTTGCACGCTAACACCGTGGCATTTGAGGAGAAGCACGGCTCACAGCTGGAGCTGCTGTTTCGATTTCTGGATCGTTCGCTGGCAATTGGCGTGCTGGCTTAATTCAGTGGAGATGAGTTAATGCGTGATATTTCTTTGGTTCTGGAACGTTGGGGCGGTTGGGCTGCGTTGGATAGCAGTGGCGTTGATTATTCTCACGTAGCGGCAGGTTTTAAAGGGCTACTTCCTCATGGTGGTAAAACACGGCCATATTGCACCGACGAAGATGCCCTGATTATTGAAGGTTGCCTGGCAAGATTGCGAAGTAAGAAACCGTATGAATATAGCTTGCTTGTGGCTCATTATCTTTACGGTATTTCTAAGCGAAAAATAGCTAAATCACAAAAAAAAGATGAAAAATTAATACGTATAGAAATACAAGTGGCTGAAGGGTTTATCGATGGATGTCTTTCAATATTAGATGTTACTCTTGATATGGATAGTTGAAGTGTTGAAACGCCATCATAAGATGGCGTTATTGTAGTTATTGGATCATGGGTAATATCGCGCTTGCATCGATTATTATGGATTTTTCTAACGGATGTAGCAGTTTATTTTCTTCATAAATATCAAACGCAAACCTAACTTCTTTCTCTTTTGCGAATGTCTTAGGTTTAATCATATACGTATGCCGAAGTGCATCAATAACATGCTGAGCATTGACGTACAAGTGAGAGTTATCTATATTGATTACCCTGTCCTCATAACTGATTTTTTTAATATGCCATTTAACCGATAATTTATTGGCGTCAGGAGTTTCTTCAAATAGCTTTATATGACTGGTTATTTTTCTTTTAATAGTTAGAAGTAGTTCGTAGGCAATGCTTTCTGCAAATTTGTTAATGTTTTTTATATGTACATACCATAAGTCATCGTAATCAGAAAAAATACCTCGCGCATCTTCATGGCTTTCTAGTAAGGATATGCAAAAAATAAATCGGTTGAAGTTTTTCAACGTATATGTGCTAGTAAACTTATGTAATACTATAGCTCCAGGGATTATTGCACTATTACCACCGATTGTTAAATTTTCAATAAACGCACTATTTTCACTGTGATGATTGTAATTAATGAAGTTAAATAATTGAGGGGCAATATGAAAGTTATGTAAATCATAAGAAATGCTTATTGTGCCTTCTTCCCTGTCGGCAATTTGTTGAATCTCTGTATCTCTGTACTCAATTAGGCTACCGATCCTGAGTGTGCGCCGTGTTTTAACGTGATCCTTTTTGAAGCAGCTTTTGACAAGATACATGATTTTCCACCTTCAATGGAGTAAGGGGAAAAATTATACAAAAATACTACCGCGGTCCGCAAATAGTTTGTTACTGTGATAAGAGTGGTCACTAAGACACGAACTTAAATATTACAGAACCTCGCCAATTGGCGGGGTTTTTTCATTTCAGGCCCACGCTAAACCTTCAGATTATTACTTAATCAGAGAGCCTGTGGCCTGTTCCTATTCTCTATACACAGCCCCCGTATTAATCGGAGGTGAGAGACTATGAAAATGCCTACTAACCCGAGTAACTGGCCTGATCTGCTGGAGTTGCTGCAGAGCTGGTGGCGCGGAGATACGCCGCTGGGGGCCGTGCTGCTCTCAGTTGTTATGGCGGGTCTACGTATCGCCTATAGCGGCGGTGGCTGGAAAAAGATGTTTCTTGAGGGGCTTCTGTGTGGGGCGCTAACGCTGACATTCGCATCGGGGCTTGAATACTTCGACTTCCCCAAATCTCTCTCAATCACCATTGGCGGTGGGGTGGGGTTCGTAGGCGTAGACGCCATCAGGGCGTTTGCAATGAAATATCTTGCCAGCCGATTCGGTATCGGTGGCGGCGATAACAAGGCTTAACCATGACAGCAGATCAAATTATCGAGGGCATCCTCGGAAAGGAAGGGGGTTATGTCGATCACCCCTCTGATAAAGGTGGGCCGACCCGCTGGGGCATCACGCAAACCACAGCTCGCGCACATGGCTACACCGGTGATATGCGAAACCTGTCCAGGGAAACAGCAAAGCAAATTCTGCTGAGCGATTACTGGACCGGCCCCCGGTTCGACCAGGTGGCGAGTTTGTCTACGTTACTGGCAGATGAGCTTTGCGACACTGGCGTGAACATGGGGCCCAGCGTCGCCAGTAAGTTCTTTCAGCGCTGGCTGACCGCAATGAATATGCGAGGGAAGCTTTATCCCGACCTTATCCCGGATGGTGCCATTGGCCCCCGAACCATCACCGCGCTTAAGGGATATCTTTCGGCACGTGGGAAAGAGGGTGAACAGGTTCTGTTGCGCGCGCTGAACTGCAGCCAGGGAGCCAGATACCTCGAACTGGCGGAGGGCCGCGAAGCCAACGAAGATTTCCTCTATGGCTGGGTTAAGGAGCGTGTCCTGTGAAGATGATCATTTTCGCTTTGCTCGTGCTGGTGGCTGTGCTCGTTCTGTTACTTCTGCGCAAATATACCCGGCTGGAGTTCGTAGGCCATGCCAGCCTGCTGCTGAAAACGTGGTCTGTAAAGCTGGGAGCTATCGGCGCGCTGGTTGGCATGTGGGCGCAGTCGTTCCCGGATGCTGCGCTGCACGCCTGGGCGGTACTGCCGCCCGATATCAAAAACATTCTGCCGCCAAACATCGTTGCGTTGATTAGCCCTGCGCTGGTGGTGCTGGCTGTGCTATCGCAATACGTACGCCAGCCAGTATTGAAAGCTAAGGCCGACGAACTGAAGGAGCCGCAATGAGCTACGAAATTATTGCTGGGCTGGTGGTTGTCATCCTGGGTGCTATCGCTGGTGCGTTCGGCATCGGTCATGCTCGCGGGACCAGTAAGGCTGAAGCCAAAGCCGATCAGCAGCGTACCGAAGAGAACGCCGTCGCCACCGTCGCCGCGGCAGAACGTAAGGCAGAAGTCACGAAAGAGGCCAGCGATGTACAGCAGACTGTTAGCCATATGCCTGATGACGATGTTGATCGGGAGCTGCGCGGAAAGTTTACCCGCCCCGGTAGTCGTTGATACCGCGTGCAGCTGGGTGCGGATCATCTACCTGACCGACCACGACATCGACGTACTGGATAAGCAGACCAAGCGCGACATTCTGGCGCATAACAAAGCATGGCAGGTGAACTGCAAACCTGAAAAGGCGCAAAGATATGCGCCCGAGTAGCAGTTACTTTGTGGTTTTGAAAAGTTTCATGTACTGATTGATAGGTTGTCCAGAGTAAGAATCTGTCCCTGGCTCAGGTGTATCAGATAAAACTTTTGCAGCTAATTTGTTAGAGGCCTGATTATCAACCCCGACAATAGCCTCTACATAGAATTCATTGAGGGAATTTCTAAATCCGTATTGCATTTCTTCGATGCTGGCGATGAGAAGTCGGGTACCGATGCCTTGCATTTTATATTCATCAGCTACTGCATAGCCAACACCAAAACATGGCTTACCTTCTACAGGTTCTTCAGGGATATATACAGCAACACCTTTAACTTTTTCTCCTTCAAAGAATGCATAAGTAAACCGTGGGGTACCTTCGGCGTCATCCAAGAGTACCTTCATACTTGGGTGAACTACGCATGGAGAAGGCTTAATCAGTCCATTAGAAAAAGCGTATTGAAAACTAATTAATGAGTCGGTTGGATCAACGAGGTCTGGCATTTTAACTCCTATGGATTTTGATATAAGTGATTCAAAATACTACTTTTTTACGTTTAATTCTTTAACATTAATGAGCCACGATTCGAAATTTTGAAGTAGGTTACATTTTTGAAAATCATTCATTCAAAGCGCATCGCACGCGCACATCAAAGAAAGTCTTTCAGCTGTGAGCCTGGGCAAACCGTTAACTTTCGGCGGTTTTGCCGTGCGACAGGCTCACGCCTAAAAGGAAATGAACGATGCATAAGCCAAACTATGAGCATATTGGGCGCTGTGTGGTGTTGAGCCAGCAAATTGACCAGAATACTAGCAAGCTTCAGCAAATGAAGTACGACATAGCAGTAGCGCCATCGCCGATTCTGCATGGCAATGAATTGACCCTTGATACAAAAACAATCGAGCTTATTGAGTCAGTAGCCGGACAGTACCGCAATTTGTTTGACGAAACAAAGCGCCTGGTGGCTGAGCATAATGAATATGCAGTTTCAGCAGGATTAGACCCGATAGGTTACAAAACATGCCAGCGTTAATCCCTCGCGCATGTCGCAAGCGCGGTTGTCCCGGCACTACCACTGACCGTTCAGGCTACTGTGAGCAGCATCGCCATGAGGGCTGGCAACAGCATCAGCAGGGTAAGACACGGCATGAGCGTGGCTATGGTAGCCAGTGGGATATCAGGCGAGCACGCATCCTGAAGCGTGACAATCACCTGTGTCAGAACTGCCTGCGTGATGGGCGTGCGGTAGCAGCAAAGACCGTGGACCATATCAAGACTAAGGCTCATGGGGGTACCGATGATGATTCGAACCTCGAAAGCCTGTGCTGGCCCTGCCACCGAACGAAAACAGGGCGTGAACGCCTCAAATGACATCAATTCTCATTTGAGGCGCGACAGGGTGGGGGCGGGGTCAAATCCCTGACGGCAAAGGCCAAAAGGACCGCCGCCTAACCTTTTTTCACACCGCCGCAGGTTAGAAAACTTTTTTTTGGGGTCCCCCATCCAATGATTAATAGGAGTTTTCGATTATGCCAGGACCACCGAAAACCCCGACACATCTGGCTTTAGTGAAGGGGAACCCATCCAAGCGCCCGATCAATAAGAACGAGCCAAAACCCCCGTCAGGGGTCCCCCCAATACCGAAACATTTCGATAAACAGGGTAAGTACTGGTTCAAGCGTATTGGTGAGGAACTTGATGCCGTCGGCGTGTTGACCACGCTGGATGCTAAAGCGCTGGAGTTGTTGATCGAAGCCTATGTTGAATACCGGCATCACTGCGACACGCTTGAACGTGAAGGTTACACCTATGCCGTCTACAGCGAAGATGATTCAGATGAAGGAGGGGAGCGGGAAATCAGAATGATAAAACCGCACCCTGCAGCAGTCATGAAGGCTGACGCGTGGAAACGGATCAGAGCGATGCTGAGCGAATTCGGCATGACACCTGCCAGCCGATCAAAGGTTGGTGCAAAAGTCCCGGCAGAAGCCGACCCACTGGAAGAATTTCTTAAAAAGCGCAAATGATGAATGGCAACCGTTGCAGATGGATTTCGCTACGCCGAGCGCGTGGTATCTGGCGATATCGTTGCTGGCGAGCTGGTGCGTCTTGCGTGCCAGCGGTTCTTTCATGATTTAGAACACGGCCCGGCGCGCGGTGTTTATTTTGATGAAGGCCGCGCCCAGCACGTTCTCGATTTCTATAACTTTGTTCCCCACGTGAAGGGGCATTTGACCGGCAAGCCGATCGAGCTGATGGACTGGCACGTTTTTATCCTGATAAATCTTTTTGGGTTTGTCGTCCCGCTGATAGATGAAATTACGTGTGAAGGAGTTCTGGATGACGACGGCGAACCCATGTTTGTACGGCGGTTTCGTACCGCTTATGACGAAGTAGCCCGTAAGAATGCAAAATCAACGCTTTCATCTGGAATCGGCCTTTATATGGCTGGCGCTGATGGAGAGGGCGGCGCTGAGGTTTATTCCGCTGCAACCACCCGGGATCAGGCCCGCATTGTGTTTGATGATGCCAAACGCATGATTAAGCTGGCCCCGAAAACTCTGGGGCGGTTATTTGGCAGCAATAAGCTGAATATTCACCAGGAGCGGACAGGCTCTAAGTTTGAACCTGTAGCCAGTGATGCGAACAACCTCGACGGTCTGAATATTCACTGCGGGATTGTTGATGAGCTCCATGCGCATAAAACCCGAGATGTCTGGGAAGTTCTCGAAACGGCAACCGGCGCCCGACTACAGTCTCTTATCTTCGCGATCACTACTGCGGGATTTAATAAAGAGGGTATTTGTTACGAGCAGCGTGATTATGCCATTAAGTTGCTGAAAAATTTTGACAACCCGGACCCTCTATCACCGAAAGATGATAGCTATTTCGCACTGATTTATACCCTGGATGAGGGTGACGATCCTTTCGACGAGGCAAACTGGCCGAAAGCAAATCCCGGTCTGGGTGTTTGTAAGCGATGGGATGATATGCGTCGCCTGGCTAAAAAGGCGAAAGAGCAGGTGGCAGCGCGGGTCGGATTTTTTACCAAGCATCTCAATATCTGGGTGCAGGGTGAAAAAGCGTGGATGGATATGTCGCGCTGGGAAAAATGCCGCGATACCTGGGATGACTCAACTACGGCCAGCTGGTCAATGTGGCTCGGCGTTGATCTTTCCAACAAAATTGATATTTCAGCCGCGGTTAAAGTATGGCTTGCCCCAAATGGTGATGTTTACGCGCGTTCCCGATTCTGGATACCTGAGGGACGGCTGGAAGCCTGCACAAAACAGCAGGCGGAACTTTACCGTAAATGGAATCAAGCGGGATATCTGGAATTTACTGATGGGGATGTTATTGACCATGCCGTGATTAAAGAGGAAACGATCGAGTGGGCACGCGGTGAATCACTGAATGAATTCGCGTACGACCCCTGGAGTGCCACTCAGTTTGCTTTGTCGGTAGCAGCTGAAGGAATACCGATTGTTGAAGTCCCTCAGACGGTGAAAAACCTGTCAGAAGCGATGAAGGAAGTCGAGGCCAAGATTTACGCCGGGCGTTTTCATCACGACGGTAATCCGGTAATGACCTGGATGATGTCAAACGTCACCGTCAAACCAGACAAAAACGAGAATATTTTCCCCAACAAGGCCACCCCAGAAAACAAAATTGACGGCCCTGTCGCGATGTTTATTGCGATGAGTCGCCTGCTTGTTAACGGTGGTGGTGAAGTTGACTTCCTGTCCACTATCGACCCTGACGAAGACCTTTTACTTCTATGAAAACTTTAATCACTGATGCTATCGGGCTTACCGGGTTCGGTTCGCTTGCTGCTGGCGTGTATATCCAGTTCGGGCTGGCGATGTCTCTGATGATGTCGGGAACCCTGCTACTCATTTATGCGCTGTTAGCGGCAATGAGGGGGAATAATGCTGCTTGATGCTCTTTTTCGCAGTGAACCACTGGAAAACCCGGCTACGCCGATCACGAGTGAGTCGGCAGAAACAGATAACGTGTTTGCCCAGGACGTATTTGTCAGCCCGCAAACGGCGATGAAGCTGGCTGCGGTGTATGCCTGTATTTACGTTATCTCTTCGAATATCGCTCAGATGCCACTGCATGTTATGCGGAAAACCAATAACAAGGTTGAAGCTGCCCGCGATCACCCTGTGTTTTACCTGGTTCACGATGAGACGAATATGTGGCAGACCAGCTATAAGTGGCGTGAGCTAAAACAGCGTCATATTTTGGGCTGGGGGAATGGTTACACCAGGGTGAAGCGTTCCCGTCGTGGTGAAGTTTCCGGGCTGGAATGCTGCATGCCCTGGGAAACGACACTGCTTAACACGGGTGGTCGGTATACCTATGGCGTTTACAACGAAGAGGGGGCGTTTGCCGTCAATCCCGACGATATGGTGCATATCCGGGCGCTGGGTAACAACCAGAAAATGGGGCTTAGCCCAATTATGCAGCATGCCGAGACGATAGGAATGGGGATGAGTGGGCAGGCTTATACCAGTTCATTCTTCAACGGTAATGCGCGACCCGCTGGCATTATTTCGGTGAAAAGCCAGCTGAATGAAGAAAGCTGGGGGCGTTTAAAAAGCATGTGGCAAAAAGCTACAGCTGCTTTGCGCAGCCAGGAGAATAAAACAATGCTTCTCCCGGCAGAGCTGGATTACAAAGCGCTCACCGTTTCCCCGGTTGATGCCCAGATCATTGATATGTCGAAGCTGAATCGGTCGATGATTGCCGGGATATTTAATGTACCGGCGCACATGATTAACGATCTCGAAAAAGCCACTTTCTCAAATATTACGCAGCAGGCCATTCAGTTTGTCCGCTACACGATCATGCCGTGGGTAACGAACTGGGAACAGGAACTCAATCGCCGTCTGTTCACCCGTGCTGAACTGGCCGCCGGATATTACGTCAGGTTTAACCTGACAGGCCTGCTACGCGGGACCCCGCAGGAACGTGCTCAGTTCTACCACTTTGCGATCACTGATGGCTGGATGAGCCGCAATGAAGCGCGAGCCTTCGAAGACATGAATCCGGTAGATGGCCTGGATGAAATGCTGGTGAGCGTTAACGCCGCGAACCCCGCAGACGATTTTAAGGCACCTAAAACCGACGAGGAAAAGCCCAATGAATGACCGTGAAACGCGCTGTTACAGCGGGGAGGTCAGAGCCGAGCAACGCACCGATGAACCTACCCGCATTCTGGGCTATGGCTCGGTGTTCAACAGCCGTTCTGAACCCCTGTGGGGATTCCGTGAAATCATCAAGCCCGGAGCATTTGACGATGTGCTGAATGATGATGTTCGCGGGCTGTTTAACCATGACCCCAACTTTATTCTCGGACGGAGCGCTGCCGGGACGCTATCCCTGTCTGTCGATGAGCGCGGCCTGCGTTACGACATTACAGCTCCGGATACGCAAACTATCCGCGATCTGGTGCTGGCGCCGATGATGCGCGGTGACATTAACCAGTCATCTTTTGCCTTCCGGGTATCCCATGACGGTGAAAATTGGTACCAGGACGATGAAGGGATCGTTATTCGTGAAATATCGAAGTTTTCCCGGCTGTTTGATGTCAGTCCGGTGACTTATCCCGCATATCAGGAGGCCGACTCCGGCGTCCGATCGATGAAAGCCTGGCAGGAGGCGCGCGACAGCGGTGCGCTAAAGAACGCCATTAATCAACGAATGGCGCGTGAGCGCCTGCTGACCCTTCTTAACGCGTAAGGAAAAATCATGAAACTGCATGAAATGAAGCAAAAACGTAACATCATCGCCAAAGATATGCGTGCCCTGCATGACAAAATTGGTGATACACCCTGGACCGATGAGCAGCGTACTCAGTGGAACGCTGCAAAATCGGAGCTTGACGCCCTTGATGAGCGTATTGCACGCGAAGAGGAACTGCGCCGCCAGGATCAGGCCTATATCCACGAAAACGAGCCGGAACAGCGCCAGCAGCAGAATCGTGATCCAGCAAACCCGGAAGCACAGGCTAACGAACGCCGTGCTGCGGCGTTTAATGCGTTTTTGCGCCGTGGTCTTGGCGAGATGAGCGCTGAAGAACGCCAGGCTTTAAAGGAGCTGCGTGCACAGGGCACGACGCCGGATGAAAAAGGGGGTTACACCGTACCAACCCAGTTCCGCAATAAGATCGTCGAAGCACTGAAAGATTACGGTGGAATTGCCAGTGTGGCGCAAATTCTGAATACCGCCAACGGCCAGGACATTGACTGGGCAACCTCTGACGGTACCACTGAAGAAGGTGAACTGCTGGGCGAAAACACTGAAACCAGTGAAGAAGACGTGTCTTTCGGCGGTGCAACGCTGGGGGCTAAAAAACTGTCCTCTAAAATCATTCGCGTATCCAATGAACTGCTCCAGGACAGCGGCGTAGATATCGAGGCGTTCCTGGCCGCGCGTATCGCCACTCGCATCGGACGTGGTGAAGCGAAGTATCTGGTATTAGGGACCGGCACCGGCACCCCGCTGCAGCCTAAAGGGCTGGCTGCGTCGGTAACTGGCACCAAAAATACCGCAGCAGCGACCACCTTTACCTGGAAAGAGCTGAACGCCCTGAAGCACTCTGTCGACCCGGCATACCGTAACGGTCCAAAGGTGCGCTGGGCCTTTAACGATGCAACGTTGCAGCTGGTGGAGGAAATGGAGGATGGACAGGGCCGCCCGCTCTGGTTACCGAACATTATCGGTGGCGCACCTGCTACTGTTCTGCAGGTGCCGTATGTCGTTGACCAGGCTATTCCTGATATCGCGGCTGGTGCCAAATTTGCCTACTTCGGCGATTTTAACCGCTTTATCGTTCGTCGCGTCACTTACATGACGCTGAAACGGCTGGTTGAGCGTTACGCAGAGTACGATCAGACTGGCTTCCTGGCCTTCCACCGCTTCGACTGCGTACTGGAAGATACCGGCGCGATTAAGGCGCTGGTGGGTAAACCGGCATCTGGCGGCTAAGGCAATAATCAGCTTCAACCTCCACCGCTCCGGCGGTTTTTTTATGCCCGCAGTTCGCTGCGGGCCAGGGAAAATACATGAGCACAACGATTGAGATGTTGCGGGCGCAGTGTCGGATCGATATTGACGATGCAACCGAAGATGAACTGCTGACGCTGTATTTCACAGCTGCTCGGCGTCGCGCAGAGAACTTCATTAATCGGAAACTGCATGAAGACTCTGTGCCTGATACCGATCCAGACGGGTTAAAAATTGCTGACGATATCCTCCTGGCGCTGATGCTTCTTGTTGGGCATTGGTTCAACAGCAGGGAAGAAGCTTCCGATGTAAATAAAATGAGCATCCCCTTCGGCTTCACTTCGTTGCTTGAACCCTACCGATATATCCCACTTTGAGGTGATTTATGGCCTGTGAAGGGTGTCTCCGTCGGCGTGAATGGTTAAAAAAGTGGACGAAAATAGCCTATGAACGAGCAACTGGTAAACGCGCTGATAGCAGCGCTGAGAGAACAAACAGCAGCACAGCGAGAGCAGA